TTTGTGTTTTGTTCATTTTATTCCAAGCTAGTCTTGTGGCAGCTTGTTTAAGAATGCATGACGGTTCATCAAAGAAATAGTCCAGAGGATTATTTCTCCAGAGAAGCTCTAAAAAGATATTATAAATATTCTGATTTTCTTCTTCAAAGTTTCTAAAACTCCCCTCTTGATCAACCATGAACTCACTCGTTGTAGTTATATCAGTGAGTTGACACAACACATTCTTACGTTTAAGAATATTCATGAATGTCTCATTTATGAGGTCATTCAGATGACAATTTTTACTTGGTGTTATTCTTAAAACAGGCTCTTCATTTATATGTTTGTAGATTATATGAGCCATTTGCCTTTGTTCTATTGATATCTTTAGTTCAGGCTTGCTGCCAGGATCTAACCCTAGACCTCCCAGCCACTGTGGAACGTAGTAAGGTATACCACATAATCGATCACTAGTTAACAAGTGATGATGAGTATATCTAAAGATAAGATCAACCTCCTGATACAAGAAGTCGAGATTTCTCATTAAGTCTGAGTGACATGCACCCATATTAACGATCTGATCTAGTGTAGATTCCATCTCTGTAACTACACCATCTTTTCCCTTCTCACATTGTTCAGATCTTTTCATCATCCGTACTAACCCATAGTTTATAAAGGGTGTTTCCAGAAAGAGACCATTATCATAAATGAATGAACGCGAATTCATCTCCACAAATTAGGTAGAATAGAAAGTCTTTCCAATTGAATTAAAAAGACCTACACAGGCGGTCATACCAACCCACGTCTCAAACTTCTTTATCCTAAAACAACAATCATCACCATTAATTAACCCAGGAAAGTTTCCCATTGAGATCACTTTTCCCTGGTCTATTTCAAGGGCCTTTCGACACATTGAAAAATTGATAATGCAGAGCACAACGAAAGATAGAATCTTTCCCATAGGTTGTGCCTCAAGTTGTTTTCCACCTATTGTTTGAGTCAGCTCGGCGTCGAGAGAAACCTCTCCTTCGGGTATCCAAGTATAAGTTATTATATTGTCTACCAACGACCGTTCAGCCAGCCTTGTATAAAGCGGACTTAGCTCTAAACATTCACATATGAATCTAATAGCAGTTCGGGTGTAACATGAATTCATTTCGTTCGTTGCATTGTCGTAGTCACCTGAAACGAAGGGACCATCTAATTCTGTAGTGCCACTGAATATATCGTTAAGGTGTTCAGCCTTTAAAGGTTGACCCGTAACAGTGAAACACTTAAATTTCAGAAGAGCTTGAGCGAGATACTTTTGCAATGGCTTTAATAACCAAGTCTCTAAAGGGTTGGGTGTTGTTATCCCTCTAACCTTTAAAGCCTCTGCGAGTCCAATAGGATGTATCACAGAGTCCTCATTTAGACACTCTACAATAAGATTTTCAACCTCGTCATCATCTGTAGATCGTAAGTTGTCACAGGTATCAATCTCCACATATTTACATCTGCTAGGTTTTAGAGTTTCCTCGAAAGAAACATCCTGCGGGCGTAAAGATTGATCTTTATCTTCTGTAACCGGTTTAACCGCCTTAACAGTTGAACCATCAAAGAATCCTTCTTTGACCTTAATACGGAAAAGTGGGTGGTCTTTATAACCAACTGATTCTTTAACCACTTTACATTGGCCTCCATTTTTGAGAGGAGCCTCTGTGCCGCTTGAGAAACTAGGAACGTGTGAGTAGGTTGGCTTGAATTCGCCAGCATCTCTTAATAATTCTTTAATTGAACGTCTAATCTCAAAATCTACATCTTCTGTACCAAAAACCTGATCTCCTAGCTCATATGCATGCTCTGGGTAGAGTGCATAAAGAAGATCTCTATTTTCTCTTTCGTTAGGTATGGTATATGTTAGCTTGGGCTTATCAGCCTTAGTGAATAACTTAACTGTAGCTAAACATGAATTATGGCAATCAAGCTTGCTCGGACGAGCAGCGCCTTTCTTTATTCCTCGACAAATGCTGTCAACTAATGACATGTGGAATAATCTACCACTCAATGCTTTTCTCCCCATGGTTAAATCTGTGTAAATCTTTAAACCTTTGTCAAAAATGATAGCAGGGTTATCAAGTTCTCCAAATGGACTTACGGGGTACACATTTGAGCCTTTTGCATAAGAAGCAAAAGCTGCAAGTTTATACTTTGCTACCTTAATCCAGTTGTAATCAACATGGTGAGCAAGTATGCACCAATGTATGAAAGCGATAACTAAACGATCATACAAACTCTGACTGTTGCAAGCAATCTTGGGTCTATAACCATAGACTGAAGCGGTCAAAATGACATCTTTGAGCACCCCCCACAGCGGGACAAGTGCCGGCATAATGCTTTCTTCACCATGACGGTCCCTCGAAAAGTATCGATTATGCTGCAACCAAACAGGCAAATTCTTTGCTGCTTGTCGTCTCAGATGATTCTTCAACGTGTCTACCGAAGGTAGATCATATCTCAGAATTGAGTCTCTTATCACTTCTGCATCTTCTAGTAAGTGTCTTGGATCATGTACTGTTAATTGATCCAAATAGCTCCTTAGTTTGTTATAAACGTCAGCTACCTTCACTGGTGAATCCACTACCTCAGGGTTATAGTTTTCTCGAAAGTCAATAAACTTATCGATATTAACACTTGGTCCCAAGGCAAGATTCTGTCCACTTACTGAACCATCCTCTAAAGGATTACGGTCCATTTTATCACAAGTCTCTTCACGAGATTGCGTGCAAGGTTTTACGGCCTCGCATGGGTAAGATGGTGTCCTCTCTTCGTTAAGAGTAGGAGCACAAGGTGTTGCCAACACCTCCGTACTAATTTTTGTTGTCAAATGTTTTTGCACATCATTTGAAGTCGCGAGTGATCGATCTTGAATCATC